AAGCCACAAAGAGGTGGTCCCAAAAAGTTCTATGTGTATGTGAAAGATGGGGATAAAGTCAAAAAAGTAACCTTCGGGGATACGTCCGGATTGGCCGTAAACTTTGATGATAAAGAGGCACGCAAGTCTTTTGCCGCTCGCCACCAATGTCATTTAAAAAACGATAAGACTAAAGCTGGGTATTGGTCTTGCCGTTTACCTCGATATGCAAATGAATTAGGATTAAAAAATGGAGGTTCGTTCTTTTGGTAAAACCATATTATGATGAACATTTGACAGATAACCAATGGATAAGAATATTTAACCCTTATAATACCGTCGCCGATGATTATGTTTGGCATAGGGATAAAAACGATAGAATATTTACAGTATTAGATGGTGATGGTTGGAAAATACAATTTGATGATGAACTGCCTACTGTTATAAATAAACGTGATACGATAGAAATACCTAAAATGGTTTATCACAGGATAATACCTGGAAAAAGCAAATTAAGGATAATAATAAATGAAAACGTTTAAATCACATATGACTGAGCACGAGATGCACCTTGCACTCGTATGGGAGCATATGCATGAAGAAAATATCAACCCCGATGATTTGACTGAAGAAGAGTTAAATGAAATCATTGGTAAGGTACTTGGCGGTGCTGCAAAGCTCGCGGCCAAAGGTATACGCCGAGGTCTTGTTAATAAACAAGGAAACCTTAGAGTTTCGCGTGCCGGCCGTAACGATGCAAGACAAGCAAAAATTGATTCTATTGAGAAAAAGAAAAAAGAATTGAAACGAGCCACAAAGACTCGTCAAAAGCTTCAAACTGCTAGAGCTAGTTTAAGAACTGCTCGCAAAGATTTCAGAAAAGCTAGACAACAAACTAACCCTTAATTTGCAATAAAGGAATAAAAAAATGGATTTTGCATCATCATTTAAATCAAAGCTATTGGACGCGTTAGAAGATCTTGAAGAAAAGAAAATGGATCCGGTTGGTCAAGCCGACGATGATATTGATAACGACGGAGACGTTGACAGTTCAGACGAGTATCTTCACAAACGCCGTAAAGCTATTAAAAAGGCTATGAAAGAAGAGCAAGAAGCTCGCTTATCAGAAGATAAATAAATCAAGAAACCCAAATAAGGAGATATAAAAAAATGGCACTTTGGGGAAAAACTGACGCATTAGCATCCGTACCAAAATGGTTGGAAGATGCCGCAGCAAATACAAACAAATCAAACGATCGCGATAACGCGGTATTCGTTGACGTTACAGAGGCAGGTATTGCCGCAAACCGCGCAAAAGGTTTAAAAGGACCAGGTTGGTGGTTGTATCATACTGCTGGTGGACGTCACTACGCAGAATGCTTAGTACCAATGAAGGTATCCGCGGCCGATGCTGGCGACTTAGGTGTTACCGGTGATACAGCAGTTGAAGACGCAATCGCAGCTGACTCATAAAAGCAAAGAAAATATAATATGAAATTGACAGAATCAACCTTTCTGTTATTTGCATCTAAATATTATGACAATCCTCAATGTTCCGACGTATCAGAATTTGAGGAAGACCTAAAAAGGTTTCAATATTTGCGCAAATTATTTGGAAGATACAGACAAGATAATGAATTAAAAGAAAGGTTGATTCTAAACCACTTGATAATTATCTATAACATGTTTGGGCCTGAAGCAACACATATGCTATTCATGAAACTCGAAGAATATCATGAATACATTAAGCCGTTTGTTGAATACTTAAACTATATGCCTATAGAAATAATATATGAAGATCGTATAATAGGTAAAGACAATATTATAGCTGATCCAGTTATAGAAGAAAAACTTAAAGGAATATGATCTTATGATCGTTGATTTATTTTTAGTATACCAATTCATTCGTCGTCTTGCTACTCCATTTAATAAATGGGAAGCATATAAACTCGGCATCATTGATGAAAAAGGTAAGGTCTTAATTAAATCAAAAGATTTTACTAAGGCAGCTCAGCGTAAAGCGTGGGGTGTCTTTGATAGAATGGTCGCCAACCTTAAAAAGTTATTAGCTAAAGTTCCTGGCGGCAGTTCTCGATTTGCATCATATGCTGCTGCGTTATTTCTCATTAAAGAATACAAACATTTTACTGATGAATCTACTCTTACAGAAGAATTGACTGATAAACAATTAGATGAATCAATACAATTATTTTATAATAGATATACTCATTATACCACACTTGCAGAAGATGTCAATGGTTTAAATGAAAAGGCTGAACTTTTTTTAGAAAAGCTAAAAGCATCTGATGATATGGGAGATTGGATTGACGATTTCTACAAATCAGACGCACCACAGTTTAAAGGCAAGTCAAAAGAAAAACGACGTCAAATGGCAATTGCTGCCAAGTTGGCGGTTGATGAATCATTAGAAGAAGCCGCTACTCCGCGTTGGAAAAGAGCTGGACCTAATGGCGAAATACAAGCTACCATTGGTGGTAAGAAATATCAAATCGAAAAATCCTTAGATAGTAACGAACGCCATAAAGGCGAATGGAAAGTTATGGTTTGGGATAAACGTAGAGATAGTTGGGAGTGGGAAACCACCGAGTATGGTAAAGCCAACGCTAAAGATTGGATTATGGATAGATTAAAAGAAGACACGCCAGTTAATAACGTTGGCGATGGAAATATTGCAGGAATGGATGGAACTGCAATGTCAAAAGCAGCTCAAAAGAAATGGACATCCAAGAATAAAACTAAAAAGCGTAAAACACTGAGAAATATTATTAATGGAGATACCTTATGATTACATTAGAACAATTTAGCGCAATGATCCCAAAGAATAAGGACTCTGAGTCTTGGTATGAATCAGCAGTTCCTATGTTTGAAAAATACGAAATTAATACAACAAACCGATTAGCAGGTTTCATGGCTCAATGCGCTCATGAGTCTTTAGACTTTACGAGACTTGAAGAAAATTTAAACTACAGCGAAAAAGCGTTAAACGGAGTGTTTGGTCGTTATTTCGGAAAGGGCAAACGAGATGCTAAAGAATACGCGAGAAATCCTGAAAAAATTGCGAACTATGTTTACCAAGATGAATACCGCAGCAAACGAGGCGCTATGGGCAACACCACTGCCGGTGATGGGTGGAGATTTCGGGGCCGTGGCATTAAGCAACTTACAGGTCGAAACAATTATACAGCGTTTGGAAAATCAGTCGGAATGTCAGCAGAAGAAGCAGCAGACTACGTTGCAACCGAACGAGGAGCTCTCGAGTCAGCCTGCTGGTTCTGGGCAACAAACAAGCTAGACAAATGGGCCGATAAAGGCGACATTAAAGGATTGACAAAAAAGATAAATGGTGGTACAATTGGTTTAGAAGATCGTACACGTCGTTGGGAAGAAGCATTAGCTATTCTTGGTGGCAAGGTTCCAGCGCCAAAAGCGGCAAAGAAATCTGCATCAACAAAATCTCGTACTTTACGTAAAGGTATGAAAGGTGATGACGTTGCTAAAATGCAAAAAGCTTTAGGTATTACTGCTGATGGAGATTTTGGGTTTGGAACTCAAACATCAGTTAAAAAATGGCAAAAACTTAACGGTTTAGTTGCAGATGGCATTGTAGGCCCAGCAACACAAGCCAAAATGTTTAAATAATAAATAATACACAGTTAACATAACAAGGAGAACAACATGTCTTTAGAAAAGATTGTCCAGGAAGCCGTCGAGGCACGTCCACTTGGTTTGAAAGAAGCGTTTGAAGCAGAAATGGAAAAACGTATTCTTGCCGCACTCGAAGAAAAAGCAACAGCTAGCATGATGGAAGCAGCTGCTGATGAAGACGAGGACGAAGATGACGAAGATCAAGACGACGAAGAAGATGACGAAGATGAGGATAAAGACGAGGACTAAGCTTGGCTAGACTCTATCTTATAATCATTATATTAAGTATTTTAGGTGGTGGTGGTTTCGCGGCAAAATCGTACTTTGATTGGTCGCAGGAAACTATCACCACTTTACGTACTAATAATGTGAAACTTCAAGATGCTGCGGAAACTTTGCAAAACACTGTTGACCAAATGGTTGCGGATGCAGCACGAAATGAAGAACTGAATAACAACCTAACTAAGCAACTACAACAATCTCAAGAACATCTTGACAAATTACGTGGTGTATTTGCTAAAATAGATTTGACTATGGAAGCGCTAACTGACGCGCAAGATTTGGAGGAAAGGGTAAACAATGCAGTTGCAAAACTTATTGGAAGAATTGCCGAAGAAACTGATCCTAATCCTAGTACCGCTGACGATGCTGACAGCGTGTCTGGGGAGGACACCGGAACCGACGGTAGTAACACAGACTGAATACGTAAGTCAAAATATTCCAACACAGGAACGGCCTAAAAAGGTGGAATTTCCACCAGTAGAATGGTACGTTGTGACTGAGGAAAATCTTGACCAAAAAATTGAAGAATTAAAAACATCTACTGGTAATGTAGTATTTTTTGCTATATCCGCTAAAGGTTATGAAAATCTTGCAATTGGAATTGGTGATCTTAGACGATATATAAAAGAGCAACAAGCTATAATTGGCTACTATGAAGATGCGCTCAATGAATAAATAGTATTGACATAATTAATTATCGGTGATAGAATAAGGGGTACATGCATATTATGATACCCTTTTTTTAAACTTAATTACGGAGTTCCCCACAAGCCTTCGTTATCAAAAGGGTAAAAGGAAAATAAATTGGCAAATACAAAGTCAAACTGGGAAACGGATATCGCCCTAATAAAATCAGATATCAAACAGATACAAAAGTTCTTCAATAAAGTTGAAGACTCAATGGACGTGATGGTTGATCTGTCCAAAAACGTTGCAGTACAAAATGAAGTCTTGGAGTTTACTAAAGAAAAACTCGACGACGTTGAAAAGCTGTGTGAAGAAACAAAACGTACTGATGAATTACGTATGAATGTTCTAAGTGATCGTCTTGAAGAATATAGAAGATCATCTAGAAATGACCACGAAAGACTTGCACAACATAATGCTGAAAAACGTGCTACAAGTAATAAAGAAGTACTTGAAAAATTACAAGTAATGGAAACATCATTGCATACGAGAATGAATGAAGTAACGAAAAAGGTAAACGTCTTAGAAAATTGGCGTTGGTATTTTATGGGTATGGGTCTAGTGTTAGCAATAGTTGTAGCAGAAGTTAATTGGCCAAC